TCCTCCTATTCTAACTCCAGCAGACGTTGTATTATCAGTTGTTTTATTTATTAGTACACTACCATCTGATGTGATACGCATACGTTCGGCACTATTTGTTCCAAAGCACATATCCCTCGTTGATGCCGTTCCTATAATTCCTGCATAAGCGGATGTTCCCGTAAATACCGACCCACCTACCGAGCTTTCATTTCCGACAATCATATTGCCGCTTGTATTCTGAATTTGCTGATAGGTTGCATCGGTAGAACTCGCTAAAATACGGATAGCTTGACCACTTTTTGATACATCTACTAACCCGCTAAACGTAGCACTTGTACCTGATAAGGCTCCACTAAACGTGGCTGCTCCTGTGGATGCTATCGTAAGTCTTACTACACCATTTGTACCAATTTGAAAATCTCTTGCTGATGCAGTACCTATGTTTGTGGAATATGCAGTTGAACCTGTAAAGAACAATGAGCCTGCTGAATTATTTATTCCATAATAGCTTGTATTACCATTGTTTTGATTTTCAATAAACAACCCATCTGTTGATGCATTTGAAGCTCTTAAATAATTATTAACTCCTATTGTTGATGTAATTAATCCACTAAACGTAGCTGCTCCAGCCGAACTTATAATCAAACGATTAGTTGAATTAGTAGCAAAATCCAACGTATTTGTACCCGATAAATACATTCCATTTGTCGGAACTGATGAACCCGAAGGAATGAAAGCTGATGCAGTCGCAGTCGAACTAAACGATGCACTTAACCCAGCTAAAGCAGTCGCTAAAGTTATTAACCCAGTCGATCTTGTGATTGTAAAAGGCGTATCAATCAATGCACCAGCATCTGAGTATCTTCGGATAAAGAAATTAGCACCAGCATTAGATCCTGATTCTGTTCCTGAAACCTCTAAGTTTATACGATTGGAATTATCTGATCTAAACGATAAACTTTTTGCTACAGATACATTTGCATCCAAGTTGGCAATCAAAGCAGATGCGCCGCCATCTAAATGTATTTTTGTAGTTGGGTTAGCAATCCCGATTCCAAACTCTCCAGTTTGCAAAAGAGAAACTAATTCAGAAGTATTTGCCTCGCTAAAAATTCTGAATCTGTGATCAGACTGCACATTTCCAACCGACCATTTATTTGATCCGGCACTTGCGAATCCTAAAAATCCGTTATTTGTGGAAGTTCCGTTTATCCTTGAAATAATACCAGATCCGAAAACATCCAGCGGAGTTGTTGGCGCATTGGTTCCGATTCCCAGTCTATTGTTCGTATCATCATAAAACAGATTATTATTGTCCTGAGTTAATGCACCCGAAGCACCGATAAATGGCAGGGATCCCAAAGTCAAAGCAGTTGTAATTGTCAGAGTTGCAACCGAACCAACTAAAGTAATCGTACCATCAAATCCATTAGCATCATTAAATACTAAAGATGATACAATGTTTGGCGATAATTCAACATATGCACTCCCATTCCAGCGATATAATATGTTTGTATCTAAAGCGATGTAAATAGTATCAGCAGTACCAACTAAAGGGAAAGCCGCAAGACTGGCATATTCCTCCACAGTACCAGTAAATAGAGAAGCCATCTGAGATAGGGTAATCTTTCTACTTATCCCAGTTGTCGGATCCCCTATTATTGTCAAGTCATCAAGCGCAGGAGATAACTCCGTTGCTAATTGGTTTATTTTTTTCGATTCCATTTAAAATTGATAATTTGAAGGTACTTGACATCTGTCATTTAAGAACGGTACTGTTAAGGTAGTATCTAACTTTACACCGGCTAATAAATCGGGATCGCTTTCTGTAAAAAAACTAAGCGGCATACTTTGCGAAGGAGTCCAGGTTACGATTGAATAATCTTCTGGATATCGCAACTGCGCAACTATATCTCCAGCAACCTGAGTCATATCAGATAATACCTCTGTTTCGTTTGTTTCTTCCATCAGCATCCGATCCATAAAGTAAAGACTAAACGAATAACCGATTTCCTTTGCCCCTACTGTTGCACCAGTCAAAGTAAAAAACATAGCCGGGTAAGTTACCTCGCCATTGCTTAACCTTTCCCATACATCGCCGAAATAAACAAAATTAATTTGCTCGTGATCGTTTCCCAGCTTGGTCAGTTCTTTTACTATCTGATTTAATGTCATTTTTCTTTGATTTTTCTAAATAAACCTTTAGCTTATTTTGATTTTTGAAATTTACTTCCTTGCTCATTTAACAACATCCAATATTCCCCTGATATCTTTCCTCAAAAGTTTTGCGCCGCTTACCATCATCCGTATAGTCATCATTGCAACAAGCATCGCCGAGATACATACTAACTGTGTAACCTTCGTTATCTGGTTTGATCGAATCAATCCCGGAACCAAAATTCAAATAATTAGGATATAAAGCATTGTTCTGCTTTAGGTATTTAATCAATCTCTGTTTATAAAACTCGGCTCTCGCTTTATATCTATTCGCCACATCAATCATATCCTGCATTGAAGGCGATTCCTGATTCTCGCCAGTCTTGCGTAATAGTCCTTTATTGTAAAACTGAAAAGATAATCCCTGAGGTAATTCCGACATCACGAAATAAATCAAGCAATCCACAATGTAGTCATCAAGCAAAGTTGTCTGAAGCTGGGTATATGTCGCAGTATCAACCGCAGTCTGCAACTCGTTGTATAATGCCGAACCTAAAGCTGGTAGAATATACATATCCTGCGCAGTCTTAATCTCAGGCAGAACCAATTTTTCATCTACGTTTGCATGTAACCCAGTCCGATCTTTGATTGATTGAACGGAAATAAATAATGTGTTCTTGCTCATTTTCTTGTAACTATATTAGAAACCCATTTGTGTCTGCAACTCGGACTGTGTTCATTAGTTCCTGGCTCTGTGTACCAACCACCCCGACGATCCCAAACAGAATAACCTAATCTCGCGCTAAGTCCTTCAATCTCGGAACGTGAATACATCTTTCCAGCTTCCAATAAAGCAACACAAAATGGTCTGCTTGTTTTCTTATCCGTATTGTTAAATCCTGCTTTCCATTCGTATGAATAACGAATCAAAATCTCTTTAGTCTGAGGCTGAATCTTTACCAGAATATCGCCCAATGGTTCTGTTAAGATATGCTCTGTAATTACATTTTCATCAATTCCCTCTCCGATTGCATATTCATTTACTTGAACGTATCCGTTTTCAACCAGCGATTTAATTACCAAATTAATAGTATCAACGCTCTGATCTAAAGTTGTAGCCAAAACATCAGCAGTAATGCGCTTATCCTTTGACATCAAGTCCAGAACATTGGCTTGTAATTGGCTAACCTCGGCAAACATCTGATGCTCTGAATCATCATTAAACCTTTCCTTTTGCTTCCAAACATGAAAGTTTTCCTTTGCTTCGCCGAACTCAAAAAATGCGCTGAAATCGTCTGCAAATTGCGCTTGTTGATTTACTTGCTGGTATTTTGTAATGTCAATTCCTGCCTTTTCCAATAACCACTCTTTAGGTGCGATTTCTTTAAGTATGTTTTCTGTAAACTCAAAACCGATAGGCTCAGTCGGGATGATACTCAACTCAGGTTCTGCAATTCCTTTGTACTTAGCCAACATATTAAATACACTCTCTAAGTGCATTTGCTTACTATTTACATAAGTATTTTTGAAAATCTCGTAACCATCGCGCATCTCTGAACGTGAACCTAATTTCCCAGCTTCAGCAATACCGAAAATGGAAGGAGTTGTGATTTGATGACCGCTGAAAATATTAGTCTGAATCAATGAATGTACACGCCCGAAATCCTCTTTAGTAATATCGGAGGTACCCAGATCATCAACGATTGGCTTTCTCGCGCTATCATTTACGAAAGCTAAAATAAATTTCTTGCCATCGGATCCCGAAAATCTGTTTGTAAACCTTTTTTCAATGTTACGTTTTTCCTCATCTGAAGGCTCTCCGTTTGGTAACGTGATTAGTTTACTTGCAGAGAAACCAGTCTGAGCATTACCCAGAACATGCTTAGAGATTTCAATGTCTGATTCGATGTAATTAAGCGCACCGAAGTAACCCGGCAAAGAATAAAAACCCATATTCGGTCTGTATTCCTTAACATAAAGGATTTGTTTTCCGAATGGATTAGCCGGATTAAAAGCTGGGTAAACTTGCGCTTTTTCCATGCGATCATTCCACTCCTCCTTATACCAAAACTGAGTATTGTCCTTATTGGTCCTGATCTTAGTATAATCGCAATGCCAGATTTCAGAAAGCAATCCGGTAGCTGAAAAGATAATCTCTAAATAATAACCGCCAAATAATTCCGCATCCAATGAAACTTTCCTTGTCAGATCGTTAAGGCTTTCCATCCGATTGACTTTCTCAATGAATTGCTCTGATGCCTCGCTACCTTTCCAGCCATTTGCTGAAATATAATGCACCTTGCTTTTAATGATCGCATTAT